CAAAATCTTCATCACATAATCCCTATACTCGAATAATGTCTTGTGTTTACTACTTGCCGGTGGTTGATGTTTAGACATAAATACCCAGCCCCTTTTTATCTAATCCTCTGCCCAGATGAATGAAATTATCTCCGATCGCAATATCTCTGAAGTAATTAATATCAGAATCAATCAGTATTCTGCGACTATATCTATCCCAAATAGAGATGTCCACTGCCAATCCTCTACTGTGCTGACCTTTTGATTTCTTGGAAACTTCTTTGTTATGCTTTTCACATCTGTAGCCAGAGGTAACCTTAAAAGGGAATCCACACACCTCCCTTAAATCTTGCAATCTATCCATAAATTCATTATCCATCTCGCATTCCCCACAGCAAGGACATGATAATTCTTTTACTGTGAAATTAGGTCGTAAGTGCATTCAAACTCCCAATCATACCAATAGCAAGTACTTACCCATCCTATTGTCATTAAAATTTGCTCATCAATATTTCATCTACTATATCTTGAATCTCATTCTTAGATGTTTTTAGTGTAAAAGACATATCACCCTGCAACCTTTTTGACTCATCACCATCATCATAGAAAATGATGGAAGGCAATACTACAATCTGTTGGGCTGACATTATCTCTGGATTCATATCTACATTCACTCTATAAACTTTCGCATCCTTTATTTCCACCTCATCAAATAGTGTAACCTTGTTTGCCTTATTCCACACAGCCCAATATTCAACAATCACAACGCCTCTTCTTGTAGCAACTCCAAATACTTCTTTATTCAATTCTCTTATTCCATCGTTACCAAATAACAGGGAAAGCATAAATACTAATACAAACCATCTCATACTACTTTCCGTTAAATATTTTAGTTTCAATCTTCTCAATATCTTTCTGTAAATCCTCAATATCTTCTTTAATCTTTGTTATTGAGTTTCTTGCCATTTGGTCTTTCATGTTATATTCAGTCCTTGATGGCGGCCATGTGCCTGATGGGTCAACAGAGTAAACACCATCGCCTATCGGTGTAAACTTAGTCTCTAAGCCTGTCAATCTTTTATCTACATCTACCATCAATTCATTGTCTTTGCCCTCAAGAGATGAGAACCTCGTATCTAATTCACCCATGAATGTGAAGTATCCTGCGACTGCTGTAACAACTAAAGTTCCAATATAAATTAATGTCTTTAAATCTATCTTAAATTTTGAAGTTTGCACATTATCCATCGTCAAATCTGGAGGACTTTGATATTGGGGTTGTGCAGGAATAAATGGTTGCGATACAATAGGAGGTGGGGGAGGTTTCGGCTTCTCTGTTACCGATATTACCTGATCCTGAGTAATAAACCCCCAACTTATTAACAGCTCCACAATGTCCCCTCCGGGGGGATTAACTGCTACTGCTGCATCCACCTGCTGTTGAGTTATATATCCTTTGTCAAAAAGCTTCTTTACAATTTCATCAGAAGAAGACATAATTCAGACCAACTTTGAAATCATAAGCATTCAAATCAAAATACTGTAGATGTCTGCCTTCCATAAATACCCCGACATGACTTGTAACCTTCCATCCTAATATCATGCCAACATCATGGTCAATGGATTCTTCTCTGTTTTCATGGTCATTAAAATCTGTTAACCCATAGTGGTACGGATAAACGGACATCCATGTATGTATCCAGAACTTATCACTATAATGATAAAAATTTAACCCTAAAGCAACACTCATTTCCCATTGCCAACCTCTATCCGTGAACTGACTTTGGTAAAACCTATTGACTATCCCATCAAAGAATTGGTCATAGAAACAAGCATCAGATTCACATACCATTTCTCCCATAGGATTGTACCAATAATAATCCCATGTACCTGACATCTCATCATAATAATACTCATCTGACCATCCTTGGGTATATGCTAATTCCCACCAATGAGTGCCAAACTCATCTGCCCAATTAAGTCCATAAGGAACTTCCACAACTGGATGACCTCTTAGTGCCACTCCTGTAGTGAGATTAAATTTAGTACCTAAAGACTTCTTCAATCTTATATCTAACTGACCATACTCAAGGTCTTCTAATCCAAATTCAGCATAGGCAGCCCTGACTGTAAAATTATTGCCTACATATCTTAACCAAGACTCTGTATTAACAAACTCTTCACCAAATGCTCTTTGCTGTGAGTATTTTAATAGATATTCCCATCCCTGTACTGCACCTATGTTTGCACTCTCATTACCACTTGATTCACTACCATCATAAAACTTCTTTGATTTCAACTCATATTTAAATCGTGCTATCTTCCTCAACCCAAACGATATATTGTAATCATACAATATTTCTTCTGTAATATCCTCTATACCATTACTGGTAAGTTCCCACTGAGAACCTGTCTTTAATGGAGAACTAACAGAAGAACTACCATAGAATGTTGAATACTTTAGAAAGTTTTCTTCAAAGTAACCACCAAATGCCACTGCTAATGATAATATTGATCCTATTAGATATTTCATTTAATACCCTTGATAACCTTTTTGATTTTTGCCCAAGCCTTGTCATCTTTTTTGGTTTTCGTAACCTTAACAGCCATATCACCAATAACCATCAGCACACCTAATAACCCATGTTTTTTTATTAACCTGCCAAGAATCAATTTAATCATCACTCACCCAATCACCATTATCATCATCCAATATTGCTTTTATCTCTGCATGAGTATAAGTCGTGATTCCATCAAAGACTTCAGGAGTATCCCCATCGAATTTTAATGTCACTCTATCAACACCTTTGTTAGAATGTCTTAATGTATCCATCGATGTTTCTATGGCATTTACTACCATTTCATCTGTCACATCTGCAAAAGGTATTATCATATATTTTCTGTTTTCGTATGCCATATTATTTCCTGTGCTTAAGGTGCTGTTGTAACTATATCCGTTTCTGCCATGTTTTTCATTAATCCAGGTAATCCGTTGACTTTCTTTAAAGAAAGATTATCAATATAGACTATATTGCTCGATGCCATAGTTTCAAGTCTGAAAAAGGCTGATTGTGGAGCAGCACCTGTGTTATAATAAATAGTATATGTTACCATAGAGGTTGTAAATTGTTTTGTATAATGATACAGGCTTGGTGTTCCTGAAGCATCGTATACCTTACCATGAACACCAGCCGAACCGCCTTCATATCGTGCCTCAAAGGTAAACTTATATATACTATTTGCATCAGCCTCTGCTGATAAATCTGAATTATTCCGTAGATATAACTGAGCACCATCCACACTATTGGAATAAGTTATCTTTAATTCTCCTGAATCATTTTCTAATCCATTTGAACCTGCTTGTATCCAACCATAAGTATCCGTGCCATGTTCACTAACTGGGGCTGAACCATTATAAGTCCCTCCAACTCTAAATGCACTGGCATCAGCATCAAACAACTCACTTCCTAAAGTTGGTGTTGCTGAGTCACTAATTAAATCATATTCATCGTAAGTTCCATCACCCATTCTCCACCAACTAACCAAATCACCCTCATTATCATAGTCACCAGAAGCCTCAGTCAAATCTATTGGACTCCCTGAATTATAAATCGCTGAAACAGCATCTGCATCCAAAATTACATCCCAGATTGCGACTTCATCAATATTACCTTTAAATGGTTTATCATTATTATTACTATAACCTATTCTTAAGTTATAACTTGCATCACTAACAACCGTTTCACCACTCCCTGGGGCATCTTCTGTTCCATGTGATTTAAGCTCACCATTAACATAGAATATAGGACTGTTGCCATAAGCAGACGAATCATAAGTAAGGACTACATGATTCCAAGCATCTTTAGATAGTGGTTGATTTACATAACTACTGTTTGTCCATCTGGCATTAATCTGCGTATCCCATTCTCTTTTAAATTGAAGTTTGTAATTCCCTGAACTCTCTGATGATAAATACAATGTATTGGTCTCCTGACCCCCATCTGCCTTATCATATATCACTTGATTAGATGTAGTGTCTGTAGGATATATCCATGCACTAAATGTCCCACCATTATCATAAAAATTATCAAGTGCAGTAGGACTAAAAAGGTTTAAATAATCATTTATACCATCAAAATCAAAGGAATATTCGTTAGGGAAACCCGATAAAACCCCACTCTTGCTTAATGTATTTCCTAATCCAAGCATATCAACCTACATAGCCGACCGCCCGACCAGTTTCCAACTCTACTGCCGTCCAACGACCATATATGGTTACGCCTTTCGGAAAAGTATCCTGTTCAACAGCATTCCCAAGACCACTTGCCTCACCCATATATGAGGTTGCATCTTCTGGTGTTAATGTATCAAAGGTAGAATCTTCTAAAAATGTAATTGCTACTATAACATTTGAAGTAGATGCAGTATCCGTATCAAGATACTCGCATCCCGCTTGTCCTAATGCCATGTTCTGTGCTTCTACAACTCCATATTTTCTCATAGCCATCTTGTTTTCTCCTTATGTTAATGCCTTACCGAGCATGACAACTCTCATGGGCATTTTGGTTTTATTAATCTTTTTTAATTGCTTTTGCTTTCGGCTTTGGCTTTGGTTTTATTTCTTTGCCATCGGCATCACATTCTTTGAATCGTGATTTCAATGAATCCAGATCGTGATTCAAATGATTGTATGCTATAACCATTCCGTTTTCTTTTTTAAAATATTTGTCCATTTAAACCTTCCCAGATGGGTGGGAGTTACCCCACCCACCATTATTAATCAGTTGAGATTATGAAACGTCAGTCAAAATATAGACACCAAAGGTATCTTTTATTTCGATTTCACCCCAGAATCCAGTTGCTACATAATTAACTGCACGGAGCATTTCATCTCTTTCTTGTGCGATCCTGAATAAACCATCAGCACCAACACCAAGACCCAATGCACCTTTTGACATTGCAAATCCAGCAGCATCGCCACCTGATCCAACATCTTCATTGATCTGGTCTGACCAGAATACATCGAACCCTGCAATAGAACCAACAAATCCATTCTGGAAGGCTTCTTCACCCTTTGAGCCTAACATAGACAATGGTTTTGAATTGCTACCAGTTACCGCCTCGTCATGCAATAAGCCTATCATTCCCTTCGGTCCCCACACCTGTCGTGGTGAAAGTACCAGAGAATAAGGGAATGGAGCTGAAGCAGCACGTAAGAGTCTCATTGACATTTGTTGTAGTAAGTTTTTTATCTTACATCTTGCCATTTCCAGCAAGTATCGGCATACCTTTTCAACTCGTATGAGTTGTTGGAGTCTCTTGGAAGAATTATATTCTCTTGCGAGGTTCATCTTCTATGCTCTGCCCATGACTTGAATTTTGATTCAAGCCTTCTGTTCGGATTGCCTTGTGCTTTCGCATTTAGGTTTCCCGCTTAATACTCCAATAATAATTAACATAGTCGCCTACGCTAACGGCACTTTCATACCAAATATATGACTCAAAGCCAAAGATGTCCCAGCGGATGATTGTGTTTGACTAAAAGCTGTCGCTAATGCTGAAAGGTCTGCATCAAGTTTTGCTGCCACTGCATTCCCAAGGGTTGTTCCTGCTTGACCTGTAATATCATCACCTGATCCCATTAGAACGAGGTCAGATACTGTTGCAGCAATAACGTGTTCTGATACTGTTGCAGTTCGAGCAGCACTTGTGATCGCAACTGCTGTAGTCGTTGTTGCTTCAGTAGCAGCCGTCACATTGCTCGATGTTAATTTTGTCCAATCCGAAAACTGAACATGGTTTGATCCTCTGACCGCCTGTTGAACAGTGACGAGGGGATACATAACATTCACTTGATTAAATGCTATTACCGAATCACCTATAGTACGTCCAAGTCCACCAGCGGCTGTTGAGGTATTAGTTAAAGCCATTCTTTCTCCTAATAAGTATTAAAAAATTCAGCCATACGATTTTCTTAATTTCCCCTTTCCAAATCCGCTGAATAATCCAATCTTGCCGGGATGTTTGCCTTTTTGCACACGTTCACCACGTTCTTCATGTATATCAAGATAGTCATCATAAGTAACCTTCGACCCTTTGTAAGTACATTCTATATCCTCACCATTATCAACTTTCTTATGCTGAAGATCATTGTCCGGGTCGAGTTTCTCTTTGAATAAATCAGTCGCCATAACCGATCTTTATCTTACCAGATGATTGTGTGTTATTAGCCTTTTTGTATCCCGCAGGATCGACAGAAGCCCATTCCTCAAAAGAAGAATAGCCCTCTGAAGTCGATGGATTAGAATTATCCACAGAAGCAGGAGAAGGTTTCGCATTGACTTTTTCAACATGGACTTCTAACTTGTCAAGTGAGAGTCCATCATAAACGGTTCTATCTTCTTCAGGCAACTTCGATAATAACGACTCACGCCGAGATGCCTGATATTCATCAAAAGCTTGTGCCTTACTTTCAGCAGCGGAAAGCTTGGAGGTCATGTCTGCCATGATCTTTTCGTATTCACCTTTAGACTCCATATCTTTCAGCTTCCGATCTTCAGCTTGTTTCATGGCTTCCCTGTTTAGGGATTCCAATTCAACTTTTAATGAATTTTTTTCGTCTATTAAGTCCTTGAACCTACTATAGGGCACTTGCTCGACGGACTGCTTTTCGTTAGCAGTTTCAACGATGTCCTGTTTAGCGTCTGGGACTGCGACTTGTTCTTCTGACATTTTTACCTCTCGTTTGAGTTAACTTTCTATTATCCAATCTTTACAGTGATTGGGATTTTTGCATACTTACTGATATTCTTTCCTAAATGTTCAGAAATGATTTCTGTTATATCATTACTATTACTTGGGGATATACCAAATATATCTCTCCCCTCTTTAGCATTCCCCATGACCTTCATTGCATCCCTAAAATCAATCTCAACACCGGTTCTTGTGGGTTTATGGGCTTTTATAGAATTTAGCATGACACTTGTTAATCGTAAATTGGGGGGGCTTACCTGCCGAGATACTGATACCCCTTTAGGTGATGCTTTACCTCTCTTTTTACGTTCAGAATATTCCGCTGTGTATCCTTTAAAATTATCATCGTTTTTATCCTTCCCCGCATCAGCACCTCTAACGATATTCGTTGTAGCCCTTCCCCCTACCCTTTTCCATATAGATACTGGCATATCAAGTATTTTTGTTATCTTCATAATACCATCCAACTGTGCCGACAATTAAAGCCACCACGTTCTCCGAATGGTGTATCTGAACCTAATACCTCTAATTCCGTATATCCTTTTGTTGAGTTCTTCCTATTGCTAATAGTTGCGGAGCATTCAGGTCTCGTTCTATCGTCTTCTGGCCCTACATAAGTCCACATAACATCTTCCCCTTTAAACACTTTATATCTGGCTATGTCGTCAAATCTTCTAAAGCCATCATGTACAGCGACATTTAACTGATGGGTACGCAGATTAACTGTGTCCTTCAATCTTGCAACAATACCTGACGGTGCTTCACCGCTTACAATTCCTGAAAACAGCCCCTCTTTCAAGGTATCTGCAAATACTCTCGCATTCCCCAACAATATCTTTGTGTCTAATTCCTGTAATAATTCAAGTTGTTCTATGGTTGCCCCACCGATATTCTGGATTCCTCTTTTACTGGCTTCTTTCATAATTGAGCCTAATTGTGCTTCATAGGATTCCATTAATCCATCAACTGCGGTAACATATCCTCTATCTGAAAGTTCTTCCAGAAAATTCAATTCCCTCATTACATTCACTAATTCGGTATCTGATAAGGTAGCTAATTGTTTAGTGATTCTACCTAAATCATTAAATAAAGACTTCTCGACCTTTTCTATTTGGTTAGCAAATGTTTCTACAGGATCAGGCACTCAATATTCTTTCTATAGTTGATGTTGGTTTCTCTGCTTCTGCTTCAGCCTGTCTGGATTCATCTATCTCACCCAGTCTTTCCTTTAATTCTTTATCAGTTATATCTGGATTCTCTGACTTGAAGTAATCTTCTCTGGTTGCTAATTTGTTCTGGAATTTCCAAGTCCATTCATCCATCTTTTCTTTTGATGATTTAGGGAAGCCAACTTCAGCAAAGTCCACTGCATAATCTTCTGACAGTTTCTTCCCGGTATGGACTTCGATAAGTCTACGATCCACGTCGTACCTATCTGATTCCCATTGTCTCCAGATAGGGATTTCACTCTCCCTTGTTTCTATATTCTCAAGCTCTAATATCTTCAATGCTTCACCAGAGGGAGGATTTCCACCACTATCTGACCATCGGATACGCAGTGAATTATTAATGGCTACAGTATCAGCAAAGCTTCG